TTTCCATTATCCGAAGTTTATAATAATACACTTACTATAAAAACAATTGATTCGATTACAAATAACGAATTGGTTTGTAGAGGAGGGATGACCACCCTTGCTTGCTCTTCGGTCTACGAAAGCACTCTTGATCAAGACGATGTGAACCCACATTGTCCCTTCCTACCTGAAGCAGGGGGACTGAAGTTTGATTTTAACGAAACTTATGATGAGTTTGTGGCTGGGAAACCAAGTCAGGATCTAGTAATAGACCTGTATAACATCCTAGAAACCCAAACAACTGCGAAAGATAGCGATCCTTTTATTAGGGTCAAGGCTATTCTTGATGAAAGTCAAGTCATTATAAGGTCAAGAGCTACCGTGAATTTCATAACCTATCGACATCTAATTGAGATGCCGTCGGTATTAGAGTTAAAGAATGTCTTAAAAAAAGTTGAGACTTCTTGGATTCAATTATGCCTTTTTCTTAATAAAGAAGGAGATGATCTACATCCAGCATTGAAATCTATTTTCAGAGCTCTTGTTGATTTTGTTCGTGTTATTGTAATCTTTGGTTATAGAGTTTCCAATAGTGAATTAAGACAGCGACTTTTAAAGGTCTTTGTACATTATTCACTTCTTTGTATTGAAAACGACTATAATTTCATTAAAATTTTGAAGTATAAGCTTGCAGCATTTGCATCTTATGCTAAGGAAAGTAATAACTTCCCACCTTATCCGTTTGTCGGAAAGGTATACCAGACAAATCCTAATTATATTTTCGATCGAAAGTTCGAGATGTATTTTAGGTCTATAAGATCATTTCGACTTACAGATTCATTTTATAAAATGATGCTTGTGGATTCGATTTGTCGTGGTATAAAGAAAGGTTGTGATAGACCTACTGATAGTATGGTTCTCCAAAGTAACCTAAAAACTTTTGATTCTTTTACAAAGATTCCTAACCGGAAGGTTAGTGTGGATCTAGTGATGGATGATTTGAGTGTAAGGAATATTTGTCGAGATGATCTCCATCGGGAGATAGAACGTACTGTTGATGAGGTTTTACCTTTCCGTTCACAGGGGCCACCCAAATTTAGTTATGATCATTTTCCCTCAATTTCAGCATCTTATGAAAATAAGAAGTCGAATGGGGGTGGCTTTCTATCTGTTAGAAATTTTATTAAAGATAAACTACAAATTCATGATTATCCGCGACCTTTGAGATCGGAGGAGAAAGTGTGTTTGTTTGCTGACCCTATTGGTCGAAAATTTCAACGATGTCCTGATGACCCTCTAATACGTAAACCGATTCCCTCTTCGGATGAAGAGATGGACTTTGATGGTATTAAGCGATATGGAGAGGTTAAGAGCGGTTCTTATGTGGAATTGAACTTAAATTACGATTTAGAAGAACCTGATATAGATCCGGAACTTGTTGCACAGCTTCTACTTGATGCCCCCTCTAATATGAGTTTGTTGGGCCTCAAGGAAGCTCTCAAGATTCGAGGCATTACAAAAGGTAATGCTATGGAGCAATGGTTGCTCAAACCTATACAACAATTTGTTGCAAAGAAGTTGTTGGAATTTACTGTCTTTAAGGTTACTGGTACACCTCTTACCTCAGATATTCTGAGTAAAGCGTTGAAGTGCCTTGTTGATGGTGAGTTTTTCCTAAGTGGTGATTATGATGATGCGACTAACAAGTTAGACTCAGATATGTCTGAGATTTGTATTCGCCGAGTGTGTCATAATCTTGGTATAAGTGATCTTATATCAAAGGTAGCGATACGTTCGCTTGTAGGAAATATGGTTGAGTTTAAATATCAGCCGGATCCAAATTCAAAGAGAGTGATTACTTTATATGATAATCAAAAGAATGCCCAACCTATGGGTAAAATCTTATCATTCGTTTGTCTTTGTTTGATTAATGCTTCTGCTACACGTTATGCATGTGAATTAGCAACTAGTGCCACAATTAGTTTGCATAAATTCCGTGGTTTAATTAACGGTGATGATGTATGTTGTCCTTTACCTTCTGGAAAATTTCACTTTTGGGAACAGATTCTTTCTGTTGTTGGTCTTCACAATTCCATTGGAAAGACTTTCTTTAGCCCAAAATTTGTTGAGATGAATTCTAGAACGTTTCTTTATAATAAGGATAGTGATAAATTCTCTTTTCTTGAAGTCCCTTTTGTAAACTTCGGTTTAATTAAGGGATTACTTCGTTCTGAGAATACTGAGGAATCTAAATTTTCCGCAGATAAACTATGTTCAGTCGGGGCCCGACACACTGAGTGTGTGAAAGGTTTAGACCCGTTCTATGAAAGTTTAGACTATCTTTTTAAAGGATATAATTCACCTTCTCTTTTTGAGAAACGACTTGCGGGTATCCCCTATTACATACCAACATGGTTGGGTGGTTTAGGCCTTGATCCTGGTCCTATGTTTTATGATAAAATATCTTTAGACCAACGTAAGCAAGCCGGGGTGATTTATTCTAATTATTGGCTTAACAGACCTAAACAACTATCACCTTTAAAGGAATGTTTAGCTGATAACCTTGTTACTGATATAAAAAATAAAATAGCAGATCAGTTTAATATCAAGGACTACGAGGTAGATTTTAGAATAATTTTTGATGAATCCAATAATAAACTCATACTTGAGAAAGAAAATGGTTCAGTTTATAAAACGCTCCTTGAATACGTCTGGAGGACTAAGACTCTAACTGAGATCTTACTCTGCCTAGATGTTGAGTGGAATGGTTTCACAGTTGAGGAAACTACCACCTTCGATATGGCAGCCGTTGAAGCCTTTAATCATAAGAGGTTGATGCGACTTGTCGATTGTAATTCAAAATTATGGAGAGACTCTTTTGGAAGAGTTAGTAATGATTTATCTATTCCACCATTGGAATGGGGTTCATTATGGGCACAACAATTCTACCGAAATGACGTTTTTGTTCTAGGTTCTAGACAACGTGATTATGACGACCTTTTTAAGGTTGATGAGATTGATTAAATCCCG